ATATTTTAGTTGATAGCTCCTTAGCTTTTCCAGTTGGTAAATCTGTTCGAGCTGCTATTGCCTGGTAATCTAAATATTTTCCCTCAGCTAATTTTGTAGTTCTAATTAAATCCCAATCACTAGCATTAATACCATATCGCTCTAATGATTCTCTTAATAGTTTATCTAATTCATTATATTTTTTTCCAACCTGACTCCCAAAATGACCAGTAAATTCTAATGTAAAAGCGTGTCTACCACCCTGAGTCATAGGAGCTAGTCCACTTGACCTCATAACAAAATCCGATACTCTTGCTGTCCATCCAGGACCAGCTTTTTCACCATTAAATCGAGCTGTTAAAATTGCAGTATCTATCCAGTTATCAGCACCACCACCTAATCGAGCCGCAAGTTTTGCTCTTTCTCGTGAGCTTAATCCAGCAAATACAGTTTTAAAATAATTAGTCATCATTGATACTTGTGGCAACCCAATCATTCGAGCTGTTATTCTAGCGTTTTGTGTATCAGTTAATGCTGAGATAGATGCTCTACCAAGTTGAGATGCAGATAATACATTTCTTACACCTTGCATTGTTTCTGCGACTCGGACATTAACTGGGTCATTTACTCTTAATTGAAAATAGTCATAATAAATTTCAGCTGTTTTTACTGCCGATGTTACTTTGTCTTTTTCTTTTTTAACTAATTTAGCACTTCTTCTTTCAATTTCTCTTTTTATGTTTTTCATCATTTGAGTAGGATTAGGTCCTAACACTTCTAATTCAGCAACAGTTCTCGACATACTTTCAATATGATTAGTCATTACATTAAAAGCATCAGGCTCTCCAAATCGTTCCTGGTATTTCATCCAGGATTCAGCATCTTTAAAAACTAAAAATCTATGGTCTTGTAAACGATTAGCTAACATTTTTTGACCCTGACCACCTAAGCCTCCAGGTTTAATTGTTGCAGCTCCATTAGTGCTAATCTTTTCAAATGAATCTTTTAATGCTAATTCTAAAGTTTCATCACTAAATTTAAGACCGCTTTGTTCATTAATCATTTTTTCTTTATTAAGTAATGGTCTTATAAAATCTATCCATTCTTTTTCTCCAGCTAATAAAACTAATTCATTATTATGCAGCTGCGGTAATCCCCAATCCTCTCTATTAGCAATTCTCATCCCAGCCTCATTAGCTCTAATTCTTATTTTATTTGCTGTATCTTTCCAGGCTTGAGCTAATTCTTTTGCTGATACATTACCACTATCCTCTCCAAATATTTCTCTAACCATATCTTTAATTTCAGCTTTATTGCTGGTTCGGCCACTCACACCTTTACCAAACTTAGCTAATACTTCATTCATATAACCAAGATAATATCTATTGATAGCTCCACTTCTCGCCTCAAGGTTTGATACACCTTTTGCAAATGGGTCATTTATAGCAATAAGAGCTTGCATAGCTTTTCCCGGATTACCAGGATAGCGGTCAATAAAATCCATTATTCTTTTATGAGTCATAATCTGTAAGAGCTTTACTCTTTTTTTATGAGCTGTTTCTGCTTTTAAAATATCAAAAGTTTCTTTCGCAGCTCGAGAGGCTGCATTTTCAGGACTCGATGATTTAGAAAATTCCATTTCTAATTGGTCATAAACCTCATCAGCATAAGCCTTTTGCTCATCGGTCATCTTACCCTCTTTATTAGCATTAACTACACAATCTTTAAAACTCATCAGGCACAATCCTTTAAGCGTTTTAACATTTCTGCATCTTTTTCAAATTCATTAAATACTTCTCGAACTGTTTGGTTTTTTGAAATAACACCATCAGCTGATTGTAAATTAGGCTCTTGAAATTCTATAACCTCATCTAATAAGGATGAATCTTCAATTTCTTGTTTTGCGGCTTGTGTTTCTAAATCGGAGTCTTTACCTAGAGTAGGTGACCCATCTTTTTCCAAAGTTTGTTTGCTTGAGCTTTGGCCATCTCCTCTACTTTGTCGTAATCGAAAATCAGCTTGTTCTGATTGTTCAACGATTTTTTCTGAACCTTGTGGACCCTCTTGGTCAATTCTGGCGTGGGCATCAAATTCTCCTTTCATTAAATTATAGTTATTTTTTGGTTTAAGTCCAATGGTTTTAAAGTAATCTATATTAATTAATTTACCGGTTTCAATAAATCTATTAATCATTCTTTTAAAAGCCTCTTTAGGACTTACATCGGATAAAATTAATTCAACAGTATAACCATTTTCTTTTAATTCTTTTTTAATACCTATCATATCGGATTGTTTATGACCCACTCTAGGTAATAAGATATTATCCCCATTTTTCATTGCTTTCTTATAAACTAATTCATTAATTACTTTACTCTCCAAATGAACAGCGTTAGAGCCTACACCATTATTAAACTCAGGAAATGTTTTTTTCACTTCATCTGAATCAATAATCATAGCTCTTTTATTTTTTGCTATTTGGTCAGCTATTGTGCTTTTACCAGCTGCCGGAGAGCCAATTACTATGTATGCTTTTTTTTCTTTTAAAATAGGTTCATCTGAAATCAGTTTTTTAAATTCATCATAAAATCTGTTAATTGCATTTTCATAACCAATTACTTTTTCATTACCAAAATTAAATTGCCTGGAGCTAATCCATTTATCTGAACCATAACCAGGTATTTCATTTGTAGGTTTAATTTTAGCGGCTTGTTCATAAGCATCTTGAACCGCTGGATGTTTTTCTATTTCAATAGGGTCATCTAATCCCTCATCCATTTTCTTTTTTAAATCTTGACGAAGTTCAACTTTTTCTTGAAAAGATTCTTTAGCTTTAAAATCTAATTCCTCTTTTAATACATTTTCTAATTGGTTCCCTTGCTCCTCGACTACTTTTCCTCTTGGTTCTTCGAATCCCTGAATATTTGTTCTTTCCGGGATAGGGTCCATAATTTCTGTCTTTTGATTCTCAATAGCATCTCCGACTCGGCCATCGACATCCCTAGAGATATTGCCTCGCTGTATTTCTTGTCGGATAACTCTTGAGAGGTCATCGACAGCTGCTCGTTTGTTTTTTGTTTCTTTAAACTTTTTAGCTGCTTTGGTGAGTTCATCACCGATGGCTCCGGTGGTGTGAGCGAGTCGTTTGAGTATTTCTTCTGCTGTCGCATTGTTTATCTCCATTTCTTTATTAATATTTTTCACTAATTGATTCCCTTTAGACTCAATTTGCGACTGATTTTCTACGAGTGTCTTAAACACTTGCTTATCTCTTTTTAACCTTTTTAAAGTTTCATCTAATATTACAGCTCTTTCTTTAAATAAAGTTTCTGTAACCTTTAGATTGCCAAATAAGGTTTCTTGAGATTCAGTTTTGAAACCAGCTCTTAATGCCTGGTTAATAATTGATTCAGCTTGTACTAAATTAGTTGGTTTTGTTTCATTTAATAATTTTATAATCGTTGGTTGTTTATCAACATCATCAACCATTTTTCCAACCAAAGCTCCAAAATTCTCATCAATAACTTTATTCTCCATCATTAACCAGGCATCATCTCCCAGTTTACTTAAATCATTACCTTGCTTATAAAATTCTGATGTTCGAGGAATACCGATTGAATCTAATTTTTTTTTATCTAACTTTAAAACTTTAGCAATATCCATAGCATTTAACTTTTGAATATTAGCTATATTTTTTGCAGCTCCAATCGTTCTAACTTCCTGAGCTGTAAAGCCATCAACCTCTCTAAATAGATGACCATATAATGCTGGTTGCTGACCATCTTTCTGAGCTATAATTCTTTTAGCTAGACCTAATCTTTGGTGACCATCAACAACAATTTTTTTTCCCGCTTTAGTTTCAAATACTAATATTTTATCAGCAAGAAATGGTTCCCACTTTGTAACATCTTTCATTTTATTAGATACACCAAATTCATCTGTACCTGATTTGAATTGAAATGTTTTTGCATCTACTTCTAATTCATCAATATTAAATTTAATTTGGTCCTCAGGTAAAGTAGCCTCAACAACACTTTCTTTAGTTTGAAATTTTTCTGTATTCAATGGTGATGTAGGTTTATTAATAGGAGCTGCATCAGGATACTCACCTAAGTTTCTTAAACTTTCATTAACTAATTTAATATGCTCAGATTCACCATCAATGCCTTTAAATGGATTGGCTTTAATAATATCCTCATCATCTTTTAAACTTTTAAGCGAATGATTTAATAAACTAATATCATTCATAGGGTCTAATTCTTCACTTAGATTTTTAGAAATTTTATGTCCATTAGGATTGTCAGGACTTAATAAGTTTACTGCCTCTTTTAAAGCATTGTGAGCATCTTGATTAGATAATTTTTCAGGAACTTTAAAACTTGGTATCGCTTTTTTAACTCCAGCAAATATTGTATTTATTGCTAAACCACCAACTCCAGCTGATAATCCACCAATACCAACATCTCTTGCCATATCATTTAATGTATATTCCTCTCCAATACTTTCTCTAAAAATTTTAACTTGAGGTCGAGTAACTAATTCATAACCCGCTCCAGCTCCAAATTGCTGAACAAAAACTTTTGCCATTGCCGGTTTAGTAAATTGACCAGGAATATTTCCATATAATAAAAAGGGCCAATAAAGTGGATTACTTACCATATCACCAAAATAACTAGCCATTGTTGGTAAAGCCTGGGAACCAAATGGCCCACCAGCTTTTGATATTTCAGCTACATCAGCTTTTGCACTCCTTGCTAATACACCAACTTGTTCTAATAGTGATTGTTGAGTAATAATTTCATAACCAGGTAATTTAGAATTTTTTATATGTTTATTTAACTTTGCTAATTCTTCATCAAAACTATCAATTCTTTTTTCTGTTGCATATTGACCACTACCTGAAACAAAACTTTCTTTAGGAGCATTTCCAAAATTATCAAATCTTTTACCAGTTTTTTCAAAAACATCATCTAATATTGGCTGTAAAACTTTTGTTAATCCATATTCCCTGGAATTAGGAGAACTCATAATTTTATGCATTTCCCTAACTTTATTCCAACTTTCGCTATAGTCACTCTCAGGTCTATCAAAAGTTTGTATTCTATCTAACCCAATAGATTCTAAGGCCTCTTGATTACTATTAAATGCATTAACCATTTATATAACCAATCCTTTCTCATATCCTTTTTCTTTTGTATATGTTAAAACTTCTTTTCTATTATCACCGCTCGTTAGTGAACAATGAACCCAACCAGAATCTAAGCCTTTTTCTTTTGAGAAACATTCAAGAATTACTTGGTCAAAATCAAAATGGTTAATAATCATTTCAGCTAAACTTAATGTACTCATACCTAGAGCCTCAATATCAACAGCCTCTCCTTTACAATGTTGGGATAATTGAGATGACCCTATTGCTAAAGATAATTCTTGTGTTCGATAACCACTTGTAATTATAATCGGTTTTTGGATTCGTTCACGAAGTGGTTCCAGTATTTGTGTGGCTAGAAACGATAACTTTGGAATAATATCTTGAGGAGGAGTGTTATCTAATCCTTTTCTATCCGCAGTTTGACTTTTTGTAAATTCTCTTAAACTAAAATTTTTTGTAAGCTGCATTTTATTCTACTTCTTCCATCAATTCTTTTTGTTTTTCTATCTGCCCTTGAATTTCAAAATCTTTATTTAACCCTAATAATTTTGTAATATCTAACTGAATAAGATTATTGGATGCATCAGTATATAGAAAAGGATTAACTTCATTATCTATTGGCTTGTTAGTAATATAAAACATATTAGGATTTCCGGAATTAACTAAATAAACTCCATCATCAATAATTTTTTCTATTGGAAATATTTCACCATCTGTATAATGAGGTGTTGATTGCAAACTTTTTTCAAAAACACTTACCTCTAAATTATTAAGCATTTTATCTAATTCTTTTTTATGAACTTCTTTTGGTACAATTACATTATGGCCATCATCTTCATAAACTCCACCAAACCCATTTTTTAAATCACCGGTTCCTCCAAGAAATTCATTAACTCTTAATTCATATTCATTACTTTTTATATCTCCTTTATTTAAAGCTGAATAATAAACTGCATCATTAATAGAAGATTTTAAACTATTGCTTATTTGTAAATCATTTAAAACATCTGCTGTTTTTGATTTAATATCGTTTTTTGTTATATTGGAATTAGGAAAAGGTAATTTTTTAATATCTTTATCTAAACCATCTAAAACAGTTGTAACTAACCCAGGGTTACTTCCTGATAATTCTCCCATAAGTGAATACATTCTTGCGGTATCTTGGTTGGAATCAGAAAACATTGTGCTAAATAATTCATCACTATATTCTCCAAATGCTACTCTTATATTATTTAAAATATTTAGTTTTTGTGATGCAGTAGGTGCTGATTCTATTTCATTTAATAATTGTGTTTCCTCATCTTTTGTTAATATTTGAAATGGAACTAAACCTTTTTCTAATTCAGTTTTATGAACCATATATTTATACCTTTTATTTGTATCGTTTATTATCCCAGTACCTTGAGTGTTTTTTCTAATAATATTTGAAATGTTTAATTCAGGAAAATTTTCATCTTGATTTTGATAATATGAAACTGGGTCTTTTATTAATGCAGTTTTTTTCTCTTTAACAATTTTTTGCAAGGCCTCAGCTACCTTTTGGTCAGCATTTGTCATTCCATTATTATTCATTGTTGATATTAAATTTTGTATTTCTGATTCAGAATCAATGGTAGGAATTTTGTCTTGATTTTTTACAACATTATATAATGTTTTTAATGCATCATATTGTTCTGTAACACTTGAATCATTTATCCCTTTAACCATATCTGAAAGTTTATTTATTTCTTTTTGGTCAGGAGTATTATTTGCTTTTATAATGTTTCCTATTTCAGTAATTTTATCTATTACAACTTTGGCATCACCTTTTTTCTCACTCGCTACCTTATCTAAAGCCTCCATAATTAATTGTTCTGATGCTGTTACACCATCTTCTTTTAATTGATTTTTAAGTATTAAAATATTACTATCTATTTCTGAAACTGGCATTTTTGTTATTTCTTTTATTCCAGGAGCAAAGGCCTCATATAATTCTATCTCTTGCATCATTAATGCTTTTTTATCTGAATCAGCCTCATTTTCTACATTTTGTTTTAACTCAGATAATCTGGTATTAACATCATAACCTTTAAACATACCGGACTTTATTTGAGTAAAATCTTTATTGTAAACTGTTAGTGCGGAATTAGATTCACTTTTTCGACTTCTTATAGTTCTGTTAAAATTAGCTCTTAAAGATTTAATAGCATCTCTATTTAAACCTCTTAACAAACCATCTTTTTTAGTGGTTGCTGGTTCAAACACTTTATCCATAAATGCATTTTTATCAGGAGCTGCATTAAATTTTGCAATAACCTGAGATGCATAAACATCCTCTTGATAATCTAATAATTCTTTGGCAACTTTTTCACCAGTAAATTTATTCGCCTCAAGGAACTTTCTATGATTTACTAAATCCATCTCAAGAATTGCATCAAACTTCTCATCAGGTAATGTTAATCCTTGGTTTGCAGCAAATAATTCACCATCTTTTTTTCTTCTATTCCATCCCATTAATGCATCAGTTTGGTCTTTTTCTGTTTCCCATTTAGACCATTTACCAATATAGTCACTCATTGTACTTTGGCCTAAAATGGATAATTTCATATTTAACTCAGCTGCGGCAATCGGACTAAGATTTTGTAATGCTGAGGAATAACCAGTATTTAAATTATCTATTTTATCTTGTAAATCTTGTGGATTTTTACGATTCGTTTCCCAATCTGTTAATAAAACACTTAAGTCATTTCTTGCTTGTGTTTCTAATTTAGCGGCTGAAAGAACTGATGCTTGTTCAAATGCAGCTGCTCCAGCTGCGGTTATTGGTTTCTTTCCTCCATATTGCTCTAAAACTCCCTCAGGATTTTGAACAGCTGTTTCCTGAGCTTGTCTTATTCGAGATTTTTTATGTATATCTAATGCAAAATTAGTAACCTTATCTGCTTGTTGTTGCATAGCTGATGCGGTTGTTTGTTTTTCTCTCAAATTAGCAAAATCAACATTTCTAATTGGAGCTAAACTATAACCCATACTTCTATATCTTAAACTTTTAACCATTATATTTTTTATCTCTCCATATTAAACTTAACCAATAGCCGCAATCTGCATTGCAGTATCTCCAAATTTTCCTACAGCATTATATATTCCTTGCTTTCTTGATTCTTTTCCAGCTTGCTCATATAAGTTTGCCTGGAACTCACCCATACCTAATGTTATGTCAGCTCCTCTTTTAGCTGTTGTGTAGTCCTTATAACCCTCACCAAAAGCATACATTGATAGATTGCCCATTGAACCACTAAATGGATTTAATAAAGCTGAACCACTTCGAGCATTAATTGCAGCTGTTGTTTCTAATGATTTATCTAATGCCGCAACTGCTTTTCTATTATATTCTAAAGCATCTCTACTAGCCTGAAGTCTTGTCATTTCAGCTTGAGCATTATATTCTGTTTGTTTATATGAACCTTGCATTACTGCTCCAACAGCTGATACTGCTGTACTAGCTATTGAAATATAAGGTGCGATTAAAGCTACTGTTTCCATTTTATCCTCCTATACTCACTTTATAATCTAATGCTAATAAATTTAATTCTAATGGAACTGATTGAGTAATAGTAATGGTTCCCTCATCATTAAATCCTAATAATGGACCTACTTTTTTAATTCCAGTAAAAGATTCAACAGCACTATCTAAAATATCCTCACCAAAACTTCTAAATGGAACTAATTGAGAATTAACACTCATCGCCTTGCTTTGGTAAACATCAGCATTTACTTCTATTATTCTTTTTTTAAAACCTTTAGCTGACACACTTCCAGAAAATTTCGGTTGTACCGGCATTGTTTTTACCTCTAATGCGAATGGTAATCCCATTTCATAATTACTAGCTGATGCTCTGGAAAAAGTAACAACACCACTTCCATTTGTTGTTTGCTGTTCCTCAACATTTCCATCGTTAATTATGTCAACTGTTGAACTTGGTAAATGTGCAGCTGTACCGGTTGTGCTTGAGGCTGATACATAAACAGCTGAATCTGTATGTAATGTTGAATCAAATACTTCAACAAAATATTTTGTAGCACTATTAATAGTCCTTTTAACGATTGTGTAAATAGTATCAACATCAACACCTACTGNTAAAAATTCCCCTGAGGTTGTTATTTTAGATGGAGCTATAACATTTTGACTTCTAAGTATAGANTAACAACTCATAGAGCCATNACCTGAATTTACAACAAACAATCTATCTGTTTCTTCTGTACTGGTACTTCTTCTAATNGCCATATCAACTGGATTATTTAATAAATGAGAACTTAATAANGATATGTTAGCTGTGTTATAGGCTTGCTCAGTATCAGTAAAAGACATTTCATTTAACATCTTTCCACTTCTTTGAATATAAATTGTTCCTGAATCTAATCCAGCAACTGGCACTCCTGGCTTTGTTCCATTTCTAGTGGCAGTTCTTACTAAAACATTTTCAGGCGTTATAGCTTGGTCAACAGTTTGCGGGATATAAAATTCTGAGCCACTCGTGAAAATTTGCAAATCCCGGCCTGAGTGAATATCAACAATTTGATTTAAACTATCTGTTGATATTGTTGCTGTTACTGATTCATCATCTAATGAACCACCTAAATTAAAATTAAAAAAATCTGCTACAACAGAACCCCAAAAAGTCGTTGGTTGTGATTTACTTCCTCCAAAATATAATCTTCCCTGGTGAAATGTTGTTGATACTGGATAACCTTTTGATGCTGACCAGGAATCAACATAACCAGTTTCTAATTCCCAATTACCACTTGCAATCGCTGAACTATTAAATAAATTGATTTCAACAATTCCTTTAACACTTGTTCCGGAAACATACTCAATAATTTTAATTCGACCAAAAGATTCTGTTAAATTAATATATTGTTTCTCGTGGTCCGCTGTAAAAACACTTGAGCCAGCTGTTAGGGTTATACTTCCACTTGTTCCGCTTGGTGTTAAAGTAGAGGAGGGATTACTTGTTGTAATTGTCGGAGCATAAACCGGAGTATTTTTAAAAGTAATAGTCGATAAGGTCCAAAGGTTGTGGTCAGCTCCTCTTACAATTTTAATTGGAGCTAAGTCTTTTTGAACAAAAATAATAGTATCAGCACTTTGTGTATATTTAATTGTACTAAGCATAGCTGAAGTTAAAGTTGAAACCGCTAAATAATCATTACCAGTAGAATTAATGTTAGTAACTAAGGTTGCATTTCTATAAATATAAATTCGTTGATTAACTAAAGCGAACATATATGAATCATCAGTATTAAATTCAAATGGTATTAACCTAACACCACTACCAGGACTAGCTGCTGATGGTAACTCGCTTATATATTTTAAACCATCTCGTCTTTTTAATCCGCCTTGAGGTTGAATAAATACATTGCTTGCAGTTTGTAAAGCATTGTAATATTGCTGTAAATCTACCCTACCTCTTACTAATGGGTCTAATTCTCCTATGCTGAAATTAGTTTGTATGTTAATTAACCTGGACATCTTTACCTAATAGCGGTTAAATCAAAATCATCCATTGACCAATTCGGTCTATTTTGACCATCTATTTGTGTTGCTTGTCTAAACATTCCTCCTCTCATATTTTCACTTACTGAACCAACAGCAATAGTTTGAAAATATTGAGCCTTTGTAATTTGGTCGGTAACACTTTCTGCAATATGCCAGGCCATAAAATATTTTAATAATTGAATAAAATAAGTCGGCAATACATCTTCTGATGGTGAGCATTGATAATCAACATAAATGCTAGTTTCATTTGTAACCAACTTATCCCCTAAAATTTCCCATCCAGTATTTATTGAGGATGCTCCTGAAACACTTGAAGTAAAAACAGCTCTTACTCCTGAGCCAATCATATCTGATGGTAATGAATATTCGTATGTCCACTCTGTGGCTGGTGAATTTACAGTTTGAGCTAACTGTACTTTCTTATAACTAAATGACCAAGGATACATTCCTAAGAGCATATCTTTAGTATCGTCATATAATCGGTCACAAATTTGAGCTGAATCAGTACCCTCAGAAAAACTACTTAATGGAGAACTACCTAATAATATTAACGAATCAGAACAAATTGATAACTTAGAATCTCCAGTAGCCATAAAAACCTTTAAAAAATGGGAGAGCTTTTACACCCTCCCAAATTATTAATTTAGTCACTATCTGTTGCAGTAACAGTAAGACCATCGGTGACATCACAGACACCACTAGCATTACTAGCTACAAAACAAATTGTAACCGCTTGTGTTCCTCCAGTAGAGGAACGAACAAAAATAATATCTCCAACACTAACTGTATCAGAAACATCGTTAAAATAAGCGGCTGTATTTACATCGCCTATTGCATCTGTCGTGGAGTAAGAAAAGAGTCCAAGTCCGGTACCTTTCTTTGATACACCGCCAACGACATTCCATCCATCTCTATTAAACGCCATATCTTTACTCCCTTGTTGTTATTTTAACGATACCATCTGCATCGATGGCAATTCCGCCACCTGAAAACATTGATGCAACTAACCAGGAAGTTTTTTCCGCAACCCAATCAATTCGAGAAGTTTGGTTCATACCAATACCAACACCAACAGAACTTTTATGAAATGCATAACAGATTCTGTCCGAGCTACCATCAATAGCTAAACCGCCCTCATCGGGTCTATCGCCAATAGTTATTATTTTAAAACCAAGCCAAGTATCCAAATCTCCATTTACAAGAGCTTTAATGCTATTGAAATCAGAGCTTTGTACGCTAGTTTTACCTAAGAGGTTACTGAGCGAGTTCGCATGCACCAAAAGTGTTCTATCACTCGGTGGAACATTTTTCGCATCTAATGTTTTTTTAGCTGCTCGAATCATCCCAGTATTTAATCCATTAGCACTTCCTGAGCTGCCATCTTCTTGGATGGTGTTAGCTACAGCTCCGGTTCCTGAGGCTGCTACCAAACTATCGATGGTCACTTGGTCCATTCTTCTGGCAATAGCTCCTGAAACAGATTGAACTAATTCGGATTTTTCTTGTATATTTACTTTTGGAGCGTGAAACATATCTGTGTAATCAGCTGCAATGTAGTCGGTCATAGTGGCCGATACATTACTCCAAGTTAGTGACATTGGCACTACATCAGTAAGTGGACTCCTAATACTAGCTGAACCCTTACTCAATTTTTGGAATTTTACAGTTGAACCCACAACTCCAGTTCTTTCCCTTGTTAACCCAGCTAATTGGCGTTGTGCCTGATAAGCCTGGTGAACTTCAGAATCAAACATAGTAATAAATGCATTACTTACACTTGCTACCATTGTGTTTCTCCTTAAAAAAAGGTTTATATTAAAAAATTATTTCGCTTTAAGTTATCTTATCCAGGCTCAAAACTTGTATTTCTAATACCATAATAAGCCGGCCAAATTTAAGGTTATCGACTATTACTTACACAATACTAACTAGAGTAATAGTGTGCAAATAACATCCCGATATTTGAAAGATATATAATAACATACAGAGAGTTATTATCCTGGGTATGGCTCTCCACTAGCCTCATAAAATGCTTTTTCAACTTGTCTTATATAACTTTCATCTCCAGCCTCATAGCGTGGGTCTTTAAGCATTTCTTTAGCCTTATCTATTGTCATTTTACCAGTTTCAAGAATCTCGGTTGTTGGAATATTTGGCTCTCCATAAGAACGCCTGATTTTATTCATAGCAACGACAAAATTAGGGTCAATAGAGGCACGACTAATTGCCTCCATTTCCTCCTGGTTAATAACTTTAGAATTTCTATATCCATTAAGCCAATTTTGAGTATTTGCAATAATAGTATCTGCATTTTTACCTAACTTCTCTCTTGCCTCAATACCTTTTTGTTGGACTTCATCATCTATAACTCCGACAGCTTTTTGAAACATTCCATAAGTTTTTTCAACTAATTCCTGGCTCATATTATTATCTTTAGCAAAATCAATAAAGTCATCAAATAAATCATCTGAACCTTTTTTATATTCTTTATTATAAAATTCAGTATCATAATTACCATCTTTAGGAGGTTTATGTTTACCAGCTGACATTTTATCTCTTAATGACTTTATGTCTTTTTGCATTTGTTCGGCATTAATATCACCAGTTTTTTCATCAAAATATTGTTCGTTTAAATAATCAGGCTTTTCTTTTGATTTTACTTTTTCTTCTTCTTTTGTTGGTATGGTTTCTTCGTCTTTTTGTAAGTGATGTACATATTTCTCCTCATCAGGTTTATTTTCTTGTTCAGTTTCTTCAGAACTAATTAATGGCTTTACTTCATCATTAGCTTGTTCTGTTACTGGTGTTTCTTCTTGAGCTGTGGATTGTTCCTCAGCTGCAACAACTTCATCAATAGCTTGCATAATTTTCCCTTTCTATAATTTTGTAGCTCTTAACATTCTTTTCAAAATATCTCTAACAACTGCATTTTCCCCATCACGATAAAATCCATAGCTTGGGTCAGCTCCAGGTGTCCAACACTCCTTTTCCAAGTATTGCTGCTTTAAAAATCTTAATACTTTAGTTCCATCAGCTGATGAAAATACTCTCAACATAAGTTTATCTAATTCCTCAGGCGGCATTTATATCCTCATCAGGAGCTTGTTGAGATTGTTGAGCTTGAACAGCTGTTTGAGCCATTTGTTCAACAATCACTTTTCGCTGTTGTTTTGAATTTAATATACTTCCCGGCACTCCCATTTTATTAGCTAAATAATCTAATACTGCATCTTGATTAACTGCAACCTGGCCAACCGGTCCTAATCCCTGAGCAATTTGAATAAACTGCATTACATTCTGTAAATCTGTCATATTTTGTGATTGAGCTAGTGGAGATTGAGGAACAATCTTAACTACATTCCCATCAACTCTTAATGGTAAATCAATTATTTTTTGGTCATCCATAACTTTTAATGTCCTTTGAACTATCGGTATTAACGCCTCAGTTATTAATCGACCAAATGCACTTCCTAAATTAGTAGCTAAAGATTTCATTCTTTCCATAACTTCTGTAGCTGAACGAGCTGAGGCTGAATCTGGTGGAATCGAATCGTCTAATAATGTTGTTTTAATATTATCAACCAAATCTTTAATAATTATTTGAGCTACATTAAAATCTGATGAGCGGGGTAGGGGAGTTAATGATGGTCCTTGACCACCACCATTAGATGCAACTGGGATTACACTTCCAGGAGCAATACGAATATTGGCTGGATTTAAAACACCATCATCTCGAGCTGTATATACACCAGCGATTGCTAGGCTGGCATTTTTTAAAATCATTTCTTTAGTTTTATTTAAAGTCTTAATATCATCGATGCAAGATACTAATGGCCCTCTACCAAATACCTCTCCAGCTACTTTAGAATATCGACATACAACAAAAGGTGTATCCTCTAATAATCTATAAACTAATTCACTAGCTTGCTGACCTTTACTATAACCATTTTTATTATAGATAATGTGATAACACCATTTTTCTAATTCAGGTTTATATATAGTAGCCTCTAATAGATGAACTTCTTCCTCAGGTTTATCTTCTATTATTTTTTTTAATTGTTCACCTAATACAGCATCAGGCCAAGTTCTTTGAATAACATCAGCTCTAACTTTAATTTTCCTATAAACATTTTCTACTTTACCATTAGCTCCCTCCTCAATGGATATTAAATATTGAGGAATAGCCTCGAACTTAATCGGAATATCATCAGATGGTCCTTTTTGTATCATAAGGCACGCTGTTCCAACACATAAATCAAGGAGAAATTCTGAAATGCTTAAATCGAAATTTGTTTGGCGAATTACTGTAAACATTTTTTCTGTGTACATATCTAAGGCTTTTTGTAATTCTTCAGGATTATCAACCTCATCTTTTGCCACATCGCCTACAATTAAACGACACCAGTTTCTATAGGGAGGAAATAAAGATGATTGTAGGCGATTGGCAAATCGTTGGGTTGAATTTATAGCTGTTGAATCAAAAACTTTGTTTGTTTTTTTCTGGCCTGGGGTTTTTGTTTCCCAATAACCACTATATAAATTTCTTTGTGGCAATGCCATTTCATAACATTGCTCATAAATATCTCGCCAATTTTCTTTACGAGCATCAGCTTTTTCAGCTCGTCTAATTATTTCTTGTGGTGTAAACTTTCCTTTCATTAGGAAACTTTAATATAAAATTAATAACAAAATAACAACTAAAGCAATAATAATCTTATCTTTGTTATTGTGATATAAACATTTAATTTTGTTAAAATATTCCATCATATTTAACCCAATGTACTTCCACCCATAATACCTAGAGATGGGTTTTCTCTATCATCGGCCAATAACATTCTCTGACCACCAGCTCTCCTGGCTCTCATTTTAGATTGAATCTGTTTATTTTTTTCAGCTTTTTCAGCTTTTAATCTTCTGTTCTCATCCTCAACAGCTGTATTAACAACTGGTGCTGGTCTTGGTGGTGCTTTTGGTTTTGAAAATACTCCGCCCATTTTAATACCCCTTTGTCATTGTTTCATTAGTTTGTGCAGTTAATCCACCATCATCAATCATTCTAATTTTTTTCATAAATTTTTTGTATTGAATAGGGTTAGATACTTGTAATAACTGACGAACCACTTTGCTTTTAGCAAATTCGTCAAATTTTACTTCTTGCTGTGCCATTAATATATTCTCGCATAAATATTATAATCGGAACCATCAGGGCCATAAGACCTTAACAATCCCTCATTTTGAAATTTAGCATACTTAGCGTAGCGGATGTTAGTAGGGTTACTAGAGAGTATATACATTTGGAGCCTTTTTATCGTAAGAAAGTCGGGAATTTTATCAAATATTCTTTTTGTACTCTTTAAAAATGGAATTGAGTATCTTTTAGTTTTACCATCAAATATCATCCAGCACTCATAAACATTATGATACAACTGAAAAAAGCCAAATATTAAATGCGGTTGATTATCAACCATAATCGTACAAGAGTGACCAAACGATGCTTGAGTTTCAACATAACTAAAATAGTCAGGTATATTTTCTTTTAATCTTAATTGGTCTTTAGAAAAACTTAATAGATACAAATGATGTTTATAAAATGGAAATGCTTTACTATAATCAGGTATACATCCTTGAATGAATGTATAAAAATCATTTACCATATTTCAAATTCCATATCAGCTATGGTTGTTTGTCCTTTGTTACTCTGATAACTACCTCGAACTAAACGCTTATGTTCTCCTCCTCCTAATAATAAATAAGCGTAAGAATCACCTATGTGACTATGCTGGTCCTTGTTTGGCACATCCCTAAATCTATCCTGAGAGCCGGAGATACCAACCCTTTTAAAATGATACCCTCCATTTAATGCTTTTCGCAATCTTTTACAATCTCGATGAACCCTAAGAGCTGGCTTGCCATCAACTAACCTAATCATTGGTGCAGCTCCAGCCTCTCGTCTTACTTTAAAATCATTTGATGCAGTAGGCCTGGCATTTAATCCTAAACTCCTTAAATGGTCAAAACTAGTAACCTCAAATATCTCATCTCTTTTTTGCCCGGCTGGGTCACCCCAAATTACCGGCTCCATTTTTTCAAAGCGAGTATTTAATTCATATAATAACATCTGAGCAAATCTTTCTAATCCCATATCCTCAGTAACTATTTCGTGTAATATATGCCATTTACCTGAGGCGTATCGTTGGCCAAACACCGCAGCTGGTGTTAAACCAAAATCAAGGCCTATTTGAATAGGTAATGACCTATCAATTTCTATATGCTCATCCATCATATCTGAATCAATATATTCCTCCCAAACCGATTTCCCCTCTTTAACAAATCCATAATTACCACCAACATAAACTCGTAACCAATCTAATGACTTCCCGCCTAGCTGCTGTTCATAATAGAGATTCGGTAGATTATCAACATTCTCAGCATTGGGATTAGCTTTCCAATATCTACCAGCTGCTTTAGTAGCATCTTTAGATTCATTAGTTTCTATCATTCCTCCAGGTTGTTTAAAAAAGGTCCAGGGAAATTTTCCTCGAATAGGCTCTTTCTCAGCTAAACGATAATACCAGCTGTCATCATCCGGGCCATTAGTATCCATTATAATTCCACGCCAAGGACAACCACCATTAGATTTAGTCGGGAATCTACCCACCCTATGGGTAAGGCCCTGGATAACCGCCAATGGCAATTCCCTTGCCTCGTTGACCCAGGCAAAACTTAATTCCAAAGAAAGTAGTTTTCGGACATCTTTAGGTTGGTCCAATGCGAGGAAAATCACCTCCAAGTCAACCCCAGGTATATCGCCTTTAGCTGGTAATTTTAAATGATGTGTTAATGGAGGTGACCATCGCATTGCTCCCCATCGATTCTCAGGAAATAATTCTAACCAAGTTTTAATTGTTGTAGTCCTTAATTCAGGATATGAGTTTCTAATTACAACTGCTCGAGAATATCTAATATTATCTTTTGGTGATGGAGGTTGTTTTAATGCTCTTAAAAATATCTCAGCGGCACAAGCATAACTTTTCCCACCACCAACCGGACCCATTAGTGACCTGACAAAAGAGTTGTCATTTAAAAATTTCCAAACAACCGGTGAATTAGAAAAATCTAAATCTAAATTAGTAATAGGTAATTCAGCTCTAGTTCTTTTCCTACGATTACTTTTATCTCTTGAACGCTGTGTCCTGGCCATTTTGCGGTACTATCTCCAATTCATATTCTAAACAATCTAATATTCTTTCTATCGTCTTAATCTTTCCGGTTGATATACCTTTTTCTATTTTATATATCGTATCTGCATTAACACCGGCATCTGATGCTAAATCTTCCTGAGTATATCCCTTAGCCAATCTCAGCTCTAAAATTATTTTTGCATACCATTCAATCTGATTCTTCGTCATTTTTTTTAACCTTAATAGTAGCAACCTCCGGGCCTTTTAAATTTATCCCTATAACAGCCGGTCTATTATTATCTTCCTGGACCTCTAACAAACCACTATGCTTTGCTAATAATCTTAATGCCGATAACTTATCGTGCATCTCAACCTCTAAAGAAGTTCCATATTGAGTCGGTGTTGATTTAACTTTCTTAATAGCTTTCCTAGCTCTATGTGATAACGATTCAGAACTATTCATTGATACCTGGCCTTTATCGTTCCAGCTTAGTACATCAGTTATTTCACTCGCTCCAATAGCCTCAAGCTCTTGTTTAACTTTATTCTTTTCATCCTCAGAGCCTTTATCCAATAATTGCCTGGCTCTACGAATGGTTATTTTATTTAAATCATTTTCTTCCATATTTCTGCATTGGCCTAACATTATGTAAAGGCGTATCCATATCGTAATAATTATCAGAACTCATACACAAATAACCACCAAACTCTTTATTCGAAATTTTTTTACGCTTTCTAATTTGTTTAATAATTACCTGAGCGAATGAACAGTTTGGCAATCTCCCTATATGGTGAGGTGTATGTGAATTATCACCATTAATTGTAAACATTACTAAGAACCAGGCTTTACTTATCATCATCTGACCAAGCTGGAGCTTTCCAGTTATGTTTATATAAATTCGGTGCATAACCTGAATAGACAAACTTATTTACATAATTATCGAATTCTTTATCTAATTTTGTTTTTTTCTTATCTGCCATATTTCTCTTTCATCATTTCCCTGGAACCAGCTATTGCATCATTATGTTCTTTAATTTTTTCCCAAAATTCCTTTGTATAACATCCGAACCATTGAACATTTGGAAATTCAGTTTGAATCGTAATTAAAGCAATTTTACAATCAGGAAATGTTTCATTAAATTTAACTAATTGAATATCCCCATTAGGTAATAATAAAGTCGCTAAAACTACAAACTCTTTAATCATTCAACATCCGATGGTTTATCTCCAGCCTCATATTCTACATACTCTCGATTTTCTCCTTGAGGGTATTTATGAGTAATTTGTTTCTGTTTATATTTATTAAAAAACCATTCAGCCTTATTTAAATCTTCAGCTAAATATCCTTTATGCTCCGCTCTCGAAATATATTTTATAAAGCTGCCCTTTAAGTACCCAATAAATTCCTCAGGAGATAATAACGATTCAATTATTTCGATAGTTTCAAATTTACCTTGTTTGTAGTGCGGTGGAGAATTTACCATATCAATAAACTCATCAGCTTTTTTGCCTAAAATTTCTTGCGAAGTACCCCTAATATCAGCAGGCCCCTGGGAGGGAGGGTGGTATCCATTTTTTTTTGGTGTGTTTTCCATCTTTTTTATCCTTTCATAATGCATTCCACCGATTGGATAATGCAATTCTACATTAATCCGGTGGCTTTGCAAACTTCAATTAAAGTTAATGGCATTGGTTTATTTTCCTGGAGCCTGGTAATGGTCAAGGTGGCTGTGTATTCCAGGACTTGTTCAGCTGTAATGCCAGCAGCTGCNACAATCTCGGCCTCTTTTAAATAATTATCAGGAATTCTAGGCTGACCACAGCCTCTCTCAATTCCGGAGCAAAACGCTTGTGCGATACTCTTTTTTTGTAGTTCATTGATTTTTCCCCCCTTTAACCCCTTACTGTTATCTATAACATTCTGTAAGTTCTCCTCAGGATATTCTTCAGCTATCTTTGGCCTTGGAGCATAGAATTGCTCTTTAGTTGGTAATATAGTTTGTGGACCATCATATAAGACTTGATAACGATTTGTAGCATACTTGGATTTAATATTCGCTCCAGGTATTCTGTATGGTCTTTTATTTAATTTTCTTATGTATCCTAATTTAATGAGCTTTTGAATATGTATTGATATAGTTTTTGGTGTCCTTGAGATATGTCTACCAAGTGTAACTCGAGAGGGAAAACAGATGCCATATTTATTAGTATGTAAACAAATAGCTCCCAATAATCTGAGTGTTGTGTAATGTAAATCATCATCCTGGACACTTCGAGCTGGCATAACTGAATATCTTCTCGTTTCAGGCTTAGATTGTCTTATTTGTGGTTTTGTATTTTTATTAACAAACATAATTAAAATGGAATCTCATCATCTAATCCCAGCTCCTTTGCATTGGTAATATTGCCATCTTTATCTCTTTTTATAGATGGACTAACTTTAACTATTTCAGGCTTAGGTATAATTAAGGCCGCTAACAATATATTAGCTGGCATAAACTTAACCAATTCCTCTATATTGATATGCAATGTGTCTTTTTTATACTCTTTAGGTACTTCATTTTTATAAACTGATATGATTTTTCCTGATGGATGTTTAACTTCCCATACTTCTCCTGGTGTGTAAGCATCGGCCCATTCATCTAATTTCATCCAGCCTTTAATCATTGCTTTGGCGTGTTTAATTATTTCAGATTCGTTATTATCCTCGATTGCCTGGTTTAGTTTCTCTTGTTGTTTAATAAACTTCTCAGCTAGAGGAGCTACAACATAATCTGTTATTTGTTTAGGTAGATATTTTCTTTCTAACTTAGCTGCCAATAAATCTAATTCTTTAATCGTTTCAAATTTAATATCCATACATTAATCCTTTTGTCCGGACACATTGCGGACACTCGGACACCCTATAGGGTGGTGTCCGGCTTGTCCGGTCCTGGAAATTGTCCGCTTAATTGTCCGCATAGTGATTAAATCCCTGATTTCCGGTACTTTTACCCCCGGACACATTGTCCGCTTGGACTTGTCCGCTTACAACCCAAACCCAATCACCGAGCTTATCAATTTGTCCGGCTTGCATTAATGATTTTGCGGTCCTAACAAATGCTTTTCTCTTTGCATCCTGGGTGTTTCCGGTGGTTATTATCTTTTCATAGGCTAATTCTTTAAATTTATCGTATAGAACAGCTTTATGAGGTATTTTACCACCTGGTTCTGTTCCATATTCCTCGAGTGCCAGCTCCAATGTATTTAATAATTCTTTTTGATTTGGCGTTAATCTTTTAATCTTTTCTGCTTTTTCATTAGATAGTTTTAACACCAGGCTAGTTTCTGATGATAAGTCGAGTTCATCATCATTGAGCGATACTTGTTCAGATTCAAACCATACTACATCTGATGCCTCAGCATCTTTTTGTTTTTCTGTAATTAAACCAACCAGTTTATCTTGTCTTTGTACTTTTAAACTAACATCGACAGCTCCTATCATTGCTGTACTACCTCTAGCTCCTTTAACTGAGTCTTTACCGCTGTGATGAATTGGCATAACTGTACAATTAAAGGTATTTCTTATTTTATCCATAGCCTGGATAGCTAATCCCATATCTTGAGCTGAGTTTTCATCTCCAGCCATACATCTGGCAACAGTATCAAATACTATCAGCTGTATATTGTCTTGTTTAAATGCCTGAATAGTTTCTATTAAATCATTAATAGCTTGTTCATCGAGTAATCCGACAGCTTGAGGTATAATATGAACCGGAGCTATTGGTTTTATATTCTTTTTATTATGCCAGGCTTGTAATCTTTTTCTTAATCCACCAACACCCTCGCCAGCTATATAGAATACAGCTCCAGGAATAACATCGTTATCGTGCCAGCTGATGTTATGAGCAATATGTAGTGACATATCTAGTGCTACAAAGGTTTTTCCTGAGCCTGGAGAGCCATATATCATTGACATTGAGTTCTCGGGTATGAAATTTTTAATTAACCATTTAACCGGTGGCATATTCATTACATCGGTAATGCTCATAACCTTAATTGGAGTCATTGGTTTATCGGATACAAATTCTGTTTTTTCTACGAGAGTTTCTAAATCTTTAATACTTTTATCCTCGAGCCAATCGAATACATCGCCTTTTGGTTTAAGGTTCGGCAGCTGCAATAGTTTTATTGATTTTGCAACGCCTTGGAGTGATTTAATCACTTGCCTACTGTGCTTTTCACCCGGTTCATCGTTATCAGGAATAACAATAACATCTCTATTTTTTAAATATTCGCTATGTTCTTTAGTCCATTTACCTGAGCCTCCGCTATTACAGCTGGCTACTAATCCTAAATTTTCCAGCTTTAATACATCTTTTTCGCCCTCAACTATATATACCGGTTTTGTTTGATTCTTTAATATGTTTGGTAATCTAAATGGGAGTAGGGATACGCCCTGGAGGTTCCAAACTGCTTTCCCATTAATTACTTGGCGTTGTCTAAATGTTTTAGGTTCATATCGAATGACTTGATATATAATTTTGCCTTGAGAATCCTGGTAATCGTAAACTGTTTGTTTAGTTGGTAATTTTATATCATCAACATCTTTGAGCTGCGGCTGTTCATCATCATTTTGCATACCAATAACATCGGTAAGAAATTCCTGAACGCTGATATTACTCGGTCCATATTGTTTTATTAAATCAGTACAGCCGCCACCTTGCTCCAGCTCAAAATCATAATAAGTACCTTTTTCTAGGTTTATGACCTTTGAGCCTTGGTTTCCCCAGCGTAATTCTTCCTCTTTAACTACGCTAGGTGAACCCCAGAAATGGGTAGCAACAGCTTGTATACTGTCCGCCCACTTATCCATCGTTTATTCAAACTCAGGTTTATTATCATCGGTTTCGGTCGCAGCTGGTGCCATTTCCGGAGCATCAACAAACTTAACGAATTTTAACTTGGGAACCGCTACTTTAGCTGGTCCAAATTCCATCATTTCGTGACCATCATATTCAATCAGAGCTGCTTTTTTAGATTCTGCCCAATCTTTTCCCATTTGGTCAAATACTTTTGAAACAGCATCCCGGCTTGCTCTTTGATTGGAAATCCATTCTCTCCAGCCACTAATTGGGCTACCTTGCTTTTCAGATAGATAGACCATTAGAAAGAACGCTTTTTTAAAGCCGCTATCTTTATCTATTTTTACTTTTGAGCCTGGAGTATCATTCCATTTCCATATTGGTGATTGGCCTTTTTCTAATTTGCCTTGACCAATTTTTATTGAATCTGGAGCTATTAAAAATTGTTTAAGCTCACATTTTTCTCCATCGACATCCCAAGTTTGTTCCTGGGCTTTCCAAGAGATATATTGAACATCTCCATCACTTCCTAAATCAAGATTCATCATTTTTTCCTTTCGCATTTTGATGTGGATATTTAGTTTTAAAATCTAACCATTGGAGAAACAGCGTAAATGTTTCCCAAGGTAGGACCGCCAGGGTCTTTTCATTATCATCTCTTACAAATAATAAGTCGGCATTATCTTGGCGTAATGCTTTGTATAAAGATGAGAAACCTTTTCTTCTTCTTTTACACTCAACAATTAAACCAGCGAATTGAACATCGCCTCGATACTTACCACCTAAAGCTCCAGATAGAGGAACCCGCTCACATTCGATACCTAGACCATTAATTAATTTAACAGTTTCGGTTTCGTATTGTGTGCCTTTTATTTTTGGTTTATTGACCATTTGGTCCTCCATCCTGAAGATAATTCCGAACTAATTCATCAATTATTGAACTTTCTGAGCGTCTTAAATCATTTTTTTTTAATTTTAATAATTTACACACATCCTCTGAAAGGTGCAGATGCTTTGAGATTATTCGGTTTTTTTTATTCATAATAAATTTTTTTTATAAAAAGTACCATTTAGGTATTGCAAAGGTACTATAAATATGCATAATAATAATTGGAGTTAAATTAGATAGTTAATGAATAAAACAAAAACTTTGAAAAACACATTTAAATATCACCGAATTGGCCAAGAGGAAGTGCCAGGAAATCTTCCTAATTTTAAGCAAGGAGGTGAGTCTATGGAATCTAAATTAGACTTACAAATAGTTCTTAATAGAGAACTAAAAAAGCTTATAGACCTACAAAAAAAAGTTTACAGCAAGCCTCACGAAGTAAGTGATGCTAGTGCTTTAGGTTTATTAGTTTCTAAAGCTTGTGAATGGCAAGGAGATAACATATTCGATGTTGCTTGGACAGCATTTGAAGATTCTAACTACCATTCATTTAATACTAACTTTAAACAATTATGGGAGAAACAATAATTGAAACTACTAACTAAACAAAACATAGCTCAATTAAGAGCTAATGCAAAAGCTAAAAAGCCAATAGCTTATGTTAAGTTGTTCAATCCAACCGGAGCGGGTACTTGGTACCTATCTGAGCTGGATGAAAATAACATAGCTTATGGTGTAGCTGATGTAATTGAAAAAGAACTTGGTTATACATCTCTTGATGAACTAAGTGAGCTTAAATTGCCTTTCGGTCTAACGATAGAGAGGGATTTATATTTTAACCCAACACCTTTAGAGGAGGTTGCTTAATGAAACAATCTAAATCACTTGCTGTTTTACAAAAAGCATTACAAGACCAATTTCCACTTTATAAAGTTGGTTTGTTTGATGTCTTAGCTTTTGTAAAACAAAATGCAAAAGACTTGCCGGCAGAATTAAATGCCGAGTATAGAGAGCTTATAAATGATTTAAGCTCTGCAATGTTTAAACAATACCAAAAAGAAAAGGAGGTTTCTTAATGAAACAGAAATACTGTTTTACTAAAGTTCCGGAGCTAACAGCTGATGGAATGTTTAAAGATAAGTGGAGGGTTGCCAAAGTCGTGGAAAACGAACCTGGTTATACTCCGCTTGGTACCAAAGACCCATACTTTTTTGTTGGGTCGGCTGAATATGTCGAGAAAATAGTTAATACCTGGAATGAAAAACTTGGTGTTAACCTCGATAGAGAGCAAGAAATAGTAATATCAACAATGGAGTTTTAATGAGAATAAAAATAAATAAGGAGGTTAAATAATGCCCAGAATAAAAATAAATACTAAATATCAATTTTATCTCGACAAACTTAGAGAGCTTAACTTAGATGACCTCGACAAAAGTTGGGATAAAGATAACTTTAATATGAAACTGCTGTTGGATGGAGTCCAATGGCAAATTGATAATTATGGGAAAGGCAAGGTACTTTAATAATGGTTAAAAAAACAATAGTTTATAACACTAAACCGGACCCCATCGTTTCAATAAAAGAATATGAAATAGATGAGAATGGTAAAAGAGTTTTAGTTAAACAAATAATAAATAAGGAGGTTAAATAAATGAGTAAAATTAGAGCTGATAAAGGTAAGTTCATAACTTATATAAGAATGTCCACCAACGAGCAAAGTAAATCCGGTTTAAGTTTAGATGCTCAAAGGACCGCTATTGAAAAATTTATTAAAGATAAGGAGGTTAAATAAATGACCCGAAACTTTAGGAAAAAAGATTTTGTTCCTGGAGAGGCTCATAAAGGTAAATATGTATTTTATCTAAGAGTATCTACCAAGGAGCAAGGTAAATCCGGGTTAGGTTTGGAGGCTCAAAGGACCGGATGCGAAAAGCATCTTAATGGTGGGCCTTGGGAAAAAATTGGTGAGTATGTTGAGATAGAGTCGGGTAGGGCGGCCAATTTAAGGCGGCCTGAGCTGATGAAAGCTCTAGCTCATTGTAAAGCCACCGGAGCGATACTAATTGTTGCTAAATTAGATAGATTAGTTCGTAATGTATCTTTTTTAACTAAAATACTAGATTCAAAACAACCTTTTATAGCGGCTGATGTTCCAATGTTTCATAATCCGGCAAC